AACCAGCAAGATTGTAAAGATCTTTGGTTCCATACTGAATTCTCTCTGTCGGATTGTGACCATCAGCAACAGAGTCATTCATCTCAACCTCACCATTGATGTTGCCTACAGCTTTGTTAAAGCACCATACATTATCAAGTTGATTCATCACAACATTTTTACACAACAAGTCGTGCATCATAGATTGTGGTTCAAAAGCGTAAACAATCAAGTCAGGTTTAATCTTCTTATACATCAAGGTGTGAGAGCCACAATGAGCGCCAATATCCAAAGCAACAGTTGAATTTTGAATATGTGGAATCAACCACTCTTCAACGTATTGCTGTTCAAAAAAAAGGTTGGGCAGGATTTGCTTCACCATTTCCTGATCGTTTGTATAGTAGTCAATGCTACCGTAATTGTTAGTGATCCTGAAAGAATCAACTGACACCCTGTCTCACCAAACCTTTTCTTTCGATGTAGTTGTCAATAGTGATGAGTGAGTTCTCGTTATCTAAAGTGTACGAATCGAGACGAGCCGCCGCTTCCAAGTCCTTCACTCCTTTTAGTTTAGCAGCGTGCCATCCGGTTTTTCCGAGTAAATGACGCATTTTTCCGTACAAGAACGGGAAAACTACGACCTTGATAATCTTCTCCCCATCCCAAGCATAGAAGTTGCACATATCTTTGCCCTTAGCCGTTGTAAACGTCCTTGTGCTAAAGATATACAACAGACTACGCTCATCTGAAGCATCACCAAGACCAGTCTCATAAAGCCATGAATACTCATGATCTTTACCTTTACGAACAAGCATAGTCAGATCGTAAAGATCTGTACCGACATAATCATAGGCATCACAGAACATATGCATCGTTCTGTCACCGATGAGACAGTACATGAAGTCTCTGTTAGCAATCTCAGAGTTCCTGTCACAAAACACAGTCGTAGAGGCAGTCTGATCTTCTATTTCTACCCTGAGGTATTTGGGCGTCTTCTTCGTAGAACGGACCACAGCCTTCACCAGACGCAGTTCTGAGTAAATCTCATGGAAGCCCTCAATCGGCTCTACCACCTCATCCATCTCATTAGACGATGAACCCATACCGATAGCAAACCCTAGAATTGGGAGATAGTACCGCTCATGATCGTAAGCAGACTCGTAATCCATACTTGCAAAAGCACCCACCTTATCCAAGTTCTCCCTAAGCGGAGCCTTAACATGACGCTTACTACATTTGTTAGTAAACTCATCAAAAGAACCAAATGGCCGATGCTTAAATATTTCCTCAATGGCTGTATTTCCGCAGCTCAAAACGTTTCTTAAACCAAATCGAATACCATCTTCATCAATAGAGAAAGACTCATCTGATAGGTTTACATCTGGTGGCAGAACAGCGATACCAAGACGGCTTGCCTCCATAAGATAAGCAGTAATCTTGCCTTTCTCAGACTCGTTGTAAAGCATTGACCACACAAATTCCTTTGGGTAGTTAATTTTCAACCACATAGTCTGGTACGACAACATCGAGTAAGCGACAGCGTGCGACTTGTTAAACATATACAAAGCCGCAAGTTCAAAGTCAGCCCAAATCTTCTCAGACTGCTTACGAGTCAAATACTCGTTGTTACAGAACTTCTCCTTGTACTCATCAAACCCAGCCGCATCACGCTTCTTACCAATAATCTTACGAAGCTTGTCAGCCTCAGACCAGGAGAAACCTGCTAGCACAACAGCCATCTGCATCAACTGCTCCTGAAAAATAACTGTGCCGTAAGTATCTTCAAGAATATCTTTTACAACCTCATGAGGATACTTAGGTGTAGCCTCGCCCTTCTTACAGTCAATATAAGTCTGGCCCTGAGAAAGCAAAGCCCCTGGTCTAACTAGCGCATTAGAAACAACCAGATCATTAAAATCATCAATCCCCATACGCTCAATAAGGTTCCTATAAGCAGCAGCATCAGCTTGAAACACACCAACAGTGTTGCCCTCATTGAAATTCGTGAATACCTTTGGATCATCAAGACCCAGCGATGCTTCAGTAACATCAACACCATGAATCTCCTTAATCTTAGCAATACAATCCTTAATCACAGAAACAGTCTTCAAACCAAGAATATCAACCTTGATCAAACCGACCGCCTCAGCGTCCTCCATATCAAAAGAAGTGACAGGAGCACGACCCTCACCAGTAGTGCCTTTACGAGTCTCCACAGGACAAATCTCAGTCAAAGGAACCGAAGACACCACCATACCAGCCGCATGAATACCAGTATTACGAATACGGCCCTCCAACTTCTGAGCAACCGGCAACACCTCAGGATACTTCTTAATAAACGTCTTACCCTTATCAGTAGCCTGCAACTCTTCCAACGTCTCAAAGAACGGAGTCACACTATTCGTCTCATCAAAAGGAACCTGAAAGACACGGGCAACATCTTTAATCACAGACTTCGGCTTAAACACACCATAAGTCGCAATAGCCGCAACATTATCCTCACCCCACCGCTCAGCAAGATACTGCTTAATACGATCACGCTGCTTATCCTCAAAGTCCAAGTCAATATCAGGATAGTCATTACGATCAGGGTTAATGAAGCGAGCAAACAACAGATTGTACTTGATGGGGTCAACCTTAGAAATATCTAAGACGAAAGCGATCAAGCTACCACCGACCGAACCACGACCAGTACCACGACCAACATCATTAGCGTCAGCCCACTTAACCAAATCCCAAACCATCAAGAAATAGTCAGAGAAACCAAGCCCCTTAATAATCTCCAACTCAGAAGCAAGACGCTCACGATACACATCATCATCCAACCCCTTCTCTGACAGAGCAAACTCGCATATCTCACGAAGATAATCATCAGAATCCAAAGCCTTAATATACTTCGGCAACAAATTCTTGCGCTTCTCAATACGAGCCGAACACTTATCAGCAACCTCAACCGTATTTTCAAGGTACTCAGGATTATTAAAACCTTTATCCGAAAACCAAGACAATACTTCGTCGGCAGGAGCAACATACGGCTTAATCTCATCAAACCGCAAAAACCTGTCAGGATACATCCTGTTCATCTTATCCGTCACAGTACCACCACCAGACAGGTTCTCCTTAGCATGACGAACCTGACCAGCATTCAACGACGGATACTGAGAAACCATCAACAAAACTTCCTCATCATGAGCATCATGAGCAGAAGGGAAATGGCAATCAGCAGTAGCAACAACCTTCTTACCGAACGAACCGGCAAGATCAATCAACTTCTCATTCAACGACACAGGATTCCAGGCTTGCACCTCATAATAGAAGTCGTCACCAAAAATGTTAATAAACCGCTCAGACAAACGCTCCGCCTCAGCATCATCACCACGCTCAATCGCCTTAGAAATCGCACCACCCATACAACCAGACAAAGCCACAATATCGCCATCAACAAGCTCTTCCAGCAAAGCAAAATCCATACGAGGCTTATAATAAAAGTTATCCTTCCAGCCCACCTGATTCGCCTTAAACAACTTCTGCAAACCAGCATTATTCTTCGCCAGCAAAATCAAATGAAACCGCTCATACTTAGAATCAGAATCCGACTCAATAGACGGCACAAAATACGCCTCAATACCAAACAACGGACGCACACCAGACGCATCACAAGCATCCTGAAACTTCAACACACCCCCCATCGTCCCATGATCAGTAATAGCCGCCGCAAACTGGCCATTAGACGACGCAATACGAGCAATATCCTCAGGACGAGACATACCATCCAAAAGCGAATACTCGCTATGACAATGCAAATGAACAAAATCCGTCACAAAACCCTCGCAATACTCTTAGCAACCCAACTAGCAACAGGAGCAACAACCCCATTACCACACATCTTAAACCTCTGAGAATCAGAAGTTAACTTACCATCAGCCCGAAACTTCGTATGATCATCAGGCCACCCCATCAAACGCTCACACTCCACAGGAGACAACCTACGCAAAGCAACATCCGACGACACCAACACCGTCGCACGAACATCACCCTGATCAAAACAATTCAACGTAGGAGCAGGACCACCAGCAACCCAAGACTCAGTATCAGAAGACGACTGCGCCCTCTTAGCCTTAACAAACGCCACCAAATCAGTAGCATCCTTATAATCCCTAGCCTTCAACGTAGAAGCAGAATCATCATCAGTATAATGACCAAACCCTAACATTCGGTACGAACCAACATTTCCAGAGCCACCCTCAACGCCTCCGGCAACGGCTTCCCCCTCCGCTCCGACCTGTTCAGGATACCCTGCGCCGCTTTCTGCGAGAGAGAAAATTTCTCCGGCACATCTTCCGGCTGCAACAGAATCGAAGACAGAGGCAAGGAAAACCCGCTTCCGTCTCTGGGGAACTCCGAACCACTGCGAGTCCAAGACACACCACTCGATTGCCAATGCCCCTGCTTCGGCCAGCGTGTCAAGGCATCTCCCCATCGCAGATCCTCCGTCGGCAGAGAGCAAACCTGTGACGTTCTCTGCGATAGCGACCCTTGGGAATTGTCCATCTGTTGCATCTCTCATCTCCTTAATAATACGAATAGCTTCAAAAAACAAACCAGAACGATCACCATCAAGACCAGCCTGATAGCCAGCAATACTCAAATCCTGACAAGGAAACCCATACGTAATAACATCCACAGGCTCCAAATCATAACCAGAAACATCCCGAACATCCTTCAACTTCGGAACATCAGGCCACCTAAACCTCAACACCTCCTGACAATACTTATCCCACTCAACCTGCCAGCAACACTCAAAACCAGCAGCCTCAAAACCCAAATCAAAACCACCAACACCAGCAAACAACGAACCAAACTTCACAGAACAACCTCCGACAAAGCACCAACAGAAGGAAAATCCTCCCAAAACTCCGAATTATACCAAGCCCGCATCAACAAACAATCAACACCACCCTCCCTCAACGCACGAACCTCATAAGGATTATCCTCAACCATCACCACAGGATCAAGCTCACGAACAACCTCCAACTTAGAACCCATCTCAGCAAAAAACACCTGAGAATACTGCAACCTCCAATCATCCAACCACGGCAACAACACACGCCTAGCCGCATCAGAATAACGAGCAGTCACCAAAAAAATATCATGACCATCAGCCCACCACTCACCCAACTGATACCACGAATCAACAAAAGGCTTCAAATTCTTCCAGAACGTAGCCTCACCAAAAATCTCCTGCGTCAACTCATCCTCAAACACACCCACAATCCAATGAGCATAATCAAAATCCGACAAGCCACGCTTATCTAGTTCTCTATTGATCCCGCCAACCAAATCGGCAACGACGCCATCAATATCAAGACAAATATTAGCCATCACAACCTTTCTAGTGATATAAGGGGCGTTCCAACTGGACAAAGCGAACAATGCAAGAACGCACCGCCCCTTAAAATCACAATCGCACTGTCGGAATCACCAACCGTCAGAGGTTAGCTCACCAGTAGTGAGGAACTGCTTCTGCTTATCATAACCAAGGGTCATGTACACATTGTCCAACTGATGCATCGTAAGATCAGCAATTGAAGCATCAGGCTCACTCTCACCAAGAGGAATAAGGCTATAGTTGGTATCCTGCGCTCCAGAGCCAGTACGGCTGTACTTAAAGTTCTGATTCACAATGCTACCGAATTCCTTAGCATACTCCATAAGAATGAGACCAATGTGTCTCTGATTAAAGGTCGTATCAAGGATACGAGGCTCCCAAGTTCCGTCAATCTCAACAGCAATGTTGATCAATAGGTGGGGCTTAGGCTTCCATCGGCCATCCTGAGAAATCTGCTCAGTGGCCCAACAGCGGTAGCCATGCTCGGCGGACTGCGCAGTAGAAGCACAGCGCCACTTCCAGTTAATTGGTGAAGTCACAACCGGAACAATAATCCCAGTTCCAACCTCTTCATCAAAGTTCTTAGAGTCCTCAGTAAGTTCCTGACGGAATCTAATCTTATACGTATCGCCCGACTGAAGGTTGAAGAACTTCTTCGCTCCCCCACCGCCACCGGACTTCTGTGGAATATTCTTCTCAATATCTTTTAATGATTTAATCGTTTGAAATGTCATTTATAATCTCCTGTGTATAATTGCTTGCTTTCAAGGGCTTGCATAATTTGTTGTTCTGTCATGTCACCTGGATCTTTAAGACCATCAGGAATCCTGACGGTGTAAATTTCCTTGCCACGACATTCATCAATTATAGCATCCCTCATCTCCGCCCCAGCGTCATCTGCGTCGGAAAAAACGACCACAGAGTCAAAAAATTTCCGAATCATCTTCGACTGGTTAGCAGATATCTTAGCCCCCAGCGTTGCCACAACATTCTTGTGACCAGCCTGAGCTACCTTGATGGCATCAAGACTACCTTCACATACAATAACGGAATCGTGAGCTTTAGCGTTCTGAATATTGAATAAAACGTCAGCACGACGAAATCCCTTATTGTAGAGATATCTAGGCTCCTGCCATTCATGTATTGCACGACCTATCAGGCCGACAAGTTTGTATTGAGTATCCCTCACAGGAATCACAATACGATCTTTAACCTTAGAGTATCCAATTTCAAAATATTCTAAAGTCTCTAGAGTATAACCCCTGTCCACAATTGACTGTAGATTCTGAACTTCATCTGACTCATAATCAACCTCTACGTTGTCCAGACTCAGTTCTTCTTCACCCTTAGGTACTAAAGCCAGATCCAACTCTCTTTGCAGATTTACTGGATCTAATATCCATTCACGACCGTAAGTCTTACCGGTCATGTGCTTGTACAGTTGCCTAAAATTCCCCTTCTTTCCGCAAGAAGGATTAAAGCACTGCCACAGCCCTGTCTTAGTGTTTATGTAGCAGGCAGGGCTATTGTGGTTGTCGTGAAACGGACAATAGATAGCAACTTCGCTACCTGACTGATTATGAACCTCAACGCCTTGAGTATTTAAAAGATCAAGGACAGCCTTTTCTATATTACCTGTAGAAAACGATCTTGAACTCAAAGATTTCTCTATCCTGAATGTAGTCGGTGTACAGTTGTGTCTTAGAAAACGAACCTTGCTTAATGCGAACTTCGTCTTCCATCCAAGGTCGAAGTCTAGCGATTGTTTCTATATCAGCAGCTTGACCGTTTAGAGTATACAAAATGTCTTCCATCACCCTACGTCCCACTCTTCACCCCACTTTCCTGTCTCAAGATTCCATCGTAAATAGAAACCAAAGTGTGTTGCCCTTCTCACTTTACGAGAAACAACTTGAAAGAGGTCAGAGTTGAATTCCCTATGGATGGCAAGAACAAGGTCGGCGTCATAAGCTAACTGCTTTGACCATGCCACTTCTTCCAACTCAGGTGGCCTATCACCGTGACCGTCAGCCATAGTAACAGCAGCAACGTCGATAATAGGGATGTTGTTCTTAACAGCAATCCGCTTGAACGCCTTAGAAAGATTCTTAGCTTTCTCAGTTTCATTTCTTGCTCCTGATGCGTCATCAAACAGTCCATGATAATCAAGAATCACCATGTCTGGCTGATACTGATCAATCTTAGCCTGAACCATGTTTTGGTCGGCAGTCTCTAGTCCTTCTGATGTGACTAGATAAATAGGTTGCTTACCTGTGAATGTAGCTTCAGCCCAACCTTCATAGGTATCAACAATGGCAGGATTCGCTTTAATCAAATCCGTATTGGTAAAGTACCCCTCGCCGTTATTCAGAAGAGTGTCTAGCCGCTGGCCCTCTTGCTTCTTATTCATTTCCAAAGAAATGATCATAGGCCGATATCCAGCCTTCCAAGCATTTACAGCAAAGAGTCTGGCAATAAAAGACTTACCTACTCCCGTCCAGCCCAGAAGGACAATAAAGTCGCCCTCCTGCCAGCCACCAAAAGTTTTATCAATAACCTCAATGCCGCTGGGGATACCTACATACTGCTTATCAGGATTGAGTGAACGCTCTTTAAGGTCTTCGTAGCGATCACGCCACTCACTAACTAGGTCTGTGTCTTTAAGACTGCTGGAAAACTTATACAACTTAGACGTATGCTCCATAAGATACGATAAAGCATCTTTAGGGCCGACCTCGGCAATAAGCGAATGAGCCTTAGCAACAATCTGACGAGTCTGAAAAGCCAGAGACTCTTTCCTTGCTTCATCAACATAATAAGCCATCGGCTCAGGAGTATTGAAGAACTCAAAGTCAGAGAAGTGTGACTTTACAGTGTCTTTAGAAGGAACCTTGCTGTGATCATCGTAGTGACTTACAATAAAGTTCCAAACATCTCTGTATTCAATGAATACATTTTCAACACCACTATTGACTGCATCTACATAATCGCCTGTGTCAATAATGGAATTAAGTAATTTTATTTCGTAGTTCAAGAATTTTCCATTCTCTTACGAGTTTCGGCTACGATATCTTGAAAGCGAGACTTAGCCTCGTTTTCATACTTGACCTTATCAACCATCTCCCTAGACTCAATTGCAAAGTCAAAAATGAGAAATGGCCCCGGCCTGTTGTCAATATACCACATCACCGCCTTCCTCAACAGGTCGCCGTCGTAATGTTTTGCCAGACTATCGGCAACATCGTCCTGACGGGGCGAATCCGGTATAAAGAGCTTAGAGGATTTCTCTGAATAAGTCTTGAATAAGTTTATCAGATCCTGGCCAGTTAGTTTCATGCTCAAATTCTACCTCTTCCCAAGTCTTCATCAGGAATTCAATCTCTGTGATACCAGCATTTACTCCTACGAATCCCTCCGTCGAGTAGACTGCTGACCAGAGACATTCTGGTCGTTCTGTACATTTTGCACAGGTTGACCTGCTATATTCAATGTCTGACCTTCTGGCTGAGACCCATCGCTCGGGGTGGGCGTCTCTTCTACATAAGGCTCTTCTTGTCCAATCATTGTCCTGACTCACTATCTAACTCCCGAAGCTTAGCCTCAATCTGCTCGTCAACAGCACTCCACAGATTAGCCCAAGCCTGCTCATCGTTTTCAGATGAAGCCTTTACTCTTGCACCGGCATCAAGCCTTAGTGACTCGTAGTTACCAAGATTTTTTGTAATCCCGATAGATGCCCAAATTTCTACTTCACTTTGCATTTACAAAACTCCTGTTCGTAAGTTTTACTTTTTGGTTTAAGTTCTGAATCCTTCCAGAAACAGAATCTTTCTTCGTCGGTCTACCCGGCGATCTATTTGAAAAGAACTCAACAATCTCATAAACATCTGGAGATGTGTAGAACCTCCAATTTTTGTATGAAGGATACTCATCTCCAATTAGTACTGGCTTAGGTATGAGTCCGTTCCTTTCGTACTTGCGAATTGTATCAGACCGGCGCTCAACAATCTTAGCGACCTCACCAATAGTGTACACACGGGAGAGCAAAATATCTGCCCCACCCAGAGGAATCGAAATCTCTTCAGAATCCCTCATGCTCTGAAGTACAACTTTATTTTTAGACTTGTGTATCTTTTTTACCTTATGCAAGACATCAGCATAAAGATAGATTTTATTTGCAATTATCTTATCAGTTAACAACTTTGCTCGCCTTCTCTAACTTGTCCAAAAGTTCTCTTAGTCTTGTTACCTCAATGTCTTTTGAGTGTCCACAAGCAAGACAGACAACATCAACAAACCAAGTGTCATGAATCAAAAAAGGCTCATCAATGTATTTAGCCCCTCCGCAAGAAGAGCATTTTAACGGTACTTTGGATTTAATATCCATATGATTATTTTACCATGCCTTTCAAGCGAAGGGGCTATCTACATTCAGTTTTTAGTTATCAGGCTTGAGAATTCTTACCGAACGAAGTATCGGCAGGATTCAAGAACCTCATAGCAACAGGAACGAGAGCCGCCCAGAGAGCGTTAAGAGCCATCTTCCAATCGCTAGTTGCGGTGTACGTTGCTAGCGCAGCGCCTAGAACGCTACGCCCGTATGAGGCAATAAGCCTCTTGTGTGCCGCTGATAAATTCATATGTTTTCCTCCTTAGTCCAACCAGCAGTTATATTCTGCGGTGACTATACCCTTATCAGGGTGAACAAACATCAAAGGCTGGGATGGCCTACCAATAGCGGCTAGACTTTCCATAGCATAGGTGTTTGTAGATTCAGGACTGCCTGAGACTCTTACTTGGATAGTATTAAATGTCATCTTAGTTGGCGTGTGCCAGTGTCCAAGGTATACATCGTCAAAGTCCTCCCCAAGTGCTCCAACTTTCCACCCGTAAACTTTCTTTTGGAATGAGTAGAAAGAGGATAATCCATTGAACTGGTCTCCGTGGCATAATAGACTTCTATAGTTTCCGATCTGCGGAACTGCAAACCAATGCTTTTCGCCCCGACCGTCTGGAATATTAAAAGAAATCCGTTTTTCCTTCTCAAACATCCATTGTACTATACGATATAGCATTCTGTCAGCATTTGTCTCGGGGTCATGGTCACGCCTAGACCTGCCGCCAATGGCTCCGTGATTACCAATTACGCCTGTAAATACGACTTCATCAAAGTTTTCCAACATTTTTGTCAGGAAATTTTTAATGATACGAGGACCATCAACTGTAACCTGTCTGTAAAGACCCCCATCTACCAAGAAAGACTGACCAGGGAAGATAAGTTCACCTTCAACAATATCACCCAAGGCCCAGACATGAATCTTCTTTACCGGATGGTCAGCCCGCTGAATCTCAGTAAGATCAATAACCTTTTGAGCATACTGTTCGATACGCTCCTCGCAGACCTGCGAGTTGTAATCAGGAGTCACCTTTGCTAACTGCCAGTCAGCAATTACAGCAACAGCGACCTCTTCAGTTTTACCCTTTCTCTTATCCTTAGGCGGAGCCTTGACAGGCTTCAGTTGAGTGTTGACTCCATCATCAAGAGCTGCCCGATAAACAGCATCAACAAGATCATCCTTCTTAGTTTTGACCTTCTCGTACTCCTGAAGAAGTTTAGCGTAAGCAATACGCAATTCTGAATCTGATTCTGGTGTGTCACCAGAAATAATATCTTTAGGCATTTCTACCAATCCATTCTCTTTACGATATCTACAAACCCCAAGACTATCCAAAGTCTTGCGACAAGTAGGGTGTGCATACTTCTGGTTAGACGAGTTAGGCGTGAACTCTACGTTACACCCGTCTGCTTCACAAAATCTCATTGAACGATTTCCTTACGGTTAGCGGATTTTAGAAATGGTATCAGACTCTGACGGCCCGTGTGGGCGATTAGAGAGATTTCTCACTAGGAAATTTTCTTGCCGGATTTCTACGATGTAAATGAGGCTTATTCTTTTTAGCCATAGCTCTAGCCTTATCTTTCTGTTTCATTGAAATCTTACGGCCTTCACGATGAATAGCGCTATGCTCACTTACTGTACAAAGAAAAAGATTATCTAAACGATTATCAACTTTGATTTCGTTAATGTGATGAACAGTCTCCCAGTTTTCCAAATATCTACCAAGATACTCTTCCATTACAGCCCTGTGCTCATAGATATAACCCTTAATACTTTTAGGGTGTTCAGGTCTTAAAACCTTGACATAACCTTTATTGTCTATGTACTTACCAGTACCATAATTAGCATTATCTTTACCGGTCTTACCAGTCTTGTTCCAGTTTATGTCGGTCCTTTGTGATACAAGCAAAGAATCGTCAGACATCAAACTCCGCCAGCGTCTTCAACATAAAACTGAATTGTAGAAGTGTTCCCCCTAATAACATAATCAGGTGCATTAGTAGTATTTGATCCTGCATCTCTGTCTACCGTGACAAAAAAAGATTCTCCAGTAAGACCCGAAGCATTAGATGAAAGAACATAAGAATAGGTACCGGTTCCAACAACGGTATCATATCCAATTGATTTTACAGTAGTAGAGGTTGTGCTGGCATTAGCAGCAGTGTTGTAAAAGTCAAAAGTGTGTGGAGTTACAGCCCAAGTGGTAATCAAAGTATTTGCTGAACCAAACTCACCAGAATATATTCTAATCTTGTAAGTAGAGTCTTCCATACCCTTATTTTTAATGCTAAAGCCTGGGAAGTTTAATATCAATTTATAGTATCTGTTTCCATCCACACTTACACGATTATCAGGCCCACTGCTACCGGATTCGTCAGCAAGTTTAATGAGCTCATGCTCATCATAATCAGAAAAAGTAGATGTGCTAGCAGAGTCCTGCTTGAACTTAAGAATACCCTGAGGTTTGTCGTCAGTAGCGTCTTTTACTTGCTCAATATTTGTGGACATTTGACCAAGACGCTCACCAGTGATAGGCGTCCCCGTGGTCCAAGATACAAAGCTATAGTTTTCGTAGGCCATACTACCTAATATTATACACTACTCAGGTTTCTGAAGTGTACTTCTTATCGACCTTACTAAAAGCAGCGTTTATTTCTTCGTCATCCAGAACCCCGTCATCCATATAAGCCCTAGAAAGTGCCTCAACAACAGTAGCGACACCCCCAATACCAGCCATAAGAACGGCCTTCCATAATTCAACGCCAGCAATAGCTCCAGCACCAATAACACTTAAGCCTGAAGCCGCAAATACGGCAAGAACTCTTGTCAATATTGACTGCAATCTGCTCATAATTCTATTATACATTCTTATCCTTTCATTTTAAAACTTACTTTGTTAAGTAAGTATATGGTCCATGACCATGCAAAACAACATCTTTCTTTACAGGCTCAACATCAAAGTTCGTATCTTTTCTTATAGCGTCAACTCTCCAGTAAAACTCGTTTTCCAAACCTTTATTTGACGAATATACGAAAAAACGTCCATCTTTCACAGCAGAAGCACTGAGTATGTAATCGACAGGCCCATCCGATAAAGGAGTTAAATGAACAGTAACACCTTCATCCTCTGTAAGAGCATCAAAGTACTCAGGCAACTCAATCATTGCCACACCATTTCTTGTTTTACTTTTACCGCGATAGAAAACATCTGAAGTTGGGCCTTCAGTTGCAGCATGAACAAGATACTTGTCTTTATCCAGCGGGTGATTGATTACAAAGCTTTTTACATTAGTCGCAGTACCAGAGTTAATATCTCTAGATGTCAGTACTTTGTAACCAAGGCCATTGTTTTCCTGCAATCTTAAATAGGACGAAGAGTTGTCCCAATAAAGTTGTCTAAAAGTACCATTTGGACTGTCATAAATTCCAATAATACCGCTACCGCCACCAGAGCTTTGAACATCAATGCCCCAAAGAGGTTTAATTGTTTGATTAAACCTAATAATTTCAGATGATGTAATCAATCCGTTTGCATAAATGTCAACTTCACCAACATAGTATGGTCCATTAGCTCCACTTGCAGGTAAACTTGAATTACCAATATATATGGCTCCACCGCCAGCAGTCGTAGTAGTCAGAATTGCTTCATAATCAAGTTCACCAGTATACAGTGTGGTAAAAACTTCTCCTGCCCTTGCGACCATATAGTTGCTTCGTAAAGTAAGATTGGTGGGATCATTTATAGCAGACTCAACAACTCCGCCCCTTTCTTCAGCAAGAATTGCAGAGTATGTACCGTTAGTATTAGATCTAACAACGACTTTATACTGACCAGGCTGACTACTATAAGACCCCACAGGGCCAGCAAACAATCCATAATTATTGTTAATATCACCATTAGCATAAAGCTTATCTATAGCAAAAAATTGACCATTTAAAGTAACTTTATGAGTCTCACCAGCAAGATATCCATCTTGATCTTCCGTAGTAATTCTTATTTCACCAAAATTATTAATATTTATTTCACCAGAAACATTAAACTTTGCCTGCTCTGGATCATCAATTTCTCCACCAATAAAAACAGCACCAGTACTTAAACCATTATTATTAATAACAAAACTAGCAAGACTGCCTCCAGCCGCCTGCAACTCACCTTTGAAATAAGCAGTTCCGTTTTCTCTAAGACCAAAGTTTGGTGTTTGAATCTGGCCCGTCGCAAGATCAATAAAAGTACCAGTATTAGAATAAATAATACTGTCTGGGAAAACAGCCCCACTGTTGTCTACATAGTTACGAGATTTGATAGCATCAGTAGACAGAAGATCAGCAGTAATAGAACCGGCAATAATGTTTTCAGATTTGATAACATTTTCACCAAGTTCCACACCAGCAGTACGCAAAATATCTTTTACATTATCAACAAAGATGTTTCTGTTCTTTTGCTGAGTCTGAGCTCTTTGTGTATTAGAAGGAATAAAGCCTTGATCAAAGTCATATATAGAATACTTTGAGCCATCAATTAAAGTAGAATTTGACCCATCATGATTATGTCCACCAGCAGAAAAATAAACAATATTAGACTCTGAAGTTGAAGTTGAAGAATAACTTGATTGTCTCATGTGACCTTCCTAAGCATCATGGTTTGACTAGGTGATGTGCTAAAAGTGTAATCCCTAGAGAGAACCCAATAGTCACCATTAATTATATCAAAAGCATCAAGTTCAGTAATACGAATACGATCACCAACTTTTACTTGAGGCGTAGGAACGGTTGAAATAGTTAAAATAGGTACAGGGTCACCCATTTTCTCAATAATAAAGTTTGCAATCTTCTGGCCGTGATCAAAATCTGTAATAAATATGTTTTCAATTACAACTTCTTTTAATCCATAAAGTCTAATATTATCCTCAAGTTCAGCAACTTGTTCTTTAATCTGACTAGACTGCTCTGTAAGCACAACTGGTATTCCAGCAACAGAAGTAAATGCAACCTTTTGCGTTAATGGATTCGTGCCCTCAGCAAAAACAACTGTATTCTTATCAACCGTTGCATTAGCAGCAATTATAAGTTCTGCTCCATAATTACCGGCAACCCATTTTAAAATGTCAATCCGGTCTGGTTCTTCAAATCTAATACCTGTAATAAAAGGATTTTTTACCTGATACGCAGGAGCTTTATCATATGTAAGATCCCAATACCTTGCCTCCCTGACAGCGGTATTTGCAGTGTGAGCAGCAGCAGTTGTTCCAAACTGACCTCTCTCTAAAGTCAAAAACGAATTGGGCGTCTTGTTGGTATACTTAATAATTTCATCATCAATAACAAGATACCCAGTTTTAAAGAAAGGCGGATTAGTAGTTGTAGACACATACATACTGACATCTGAATCAGTCAATGATTCTTCAAGATTTACAACAGCCAGAGTTGTAGGATCTTCTGCACGCCACAGCCCTTGGACTCCAACCAAATTGGAAGACAACCCAGCAATCTTTACGACAACCCTATTCGCTTGTAATTGCACATTATAATCAGCAGATATTATATGATTGTCATCATTTATAGAAACTTGAGTATTAGCATGTTGATCAATAGATGACTCAAAGAATCTATAGAAGTGCTCATATCTGGCTTTATTTTCTTCATCCAGATACAATCGACCAAGATCGGCAAGAGTTATTTGATCTGCAATTTCCCTAATTGACGCTTCATTACCATAAAGGAACGGGTAAATGGTCAGAGGCTGCATTACAGCTTCTGTGTACCTGTCAGCAATTTCGGAAGCAGACATCGCTTTTCTGTAAATAAGAAATTCGTCAAAGTAGATATCTCTTATAGTTGAAGGTGCAGTTTCGCCAACCAATTCAGTAAAACTTGCACCACGACCACCAAATGTCGCATCCGACCCCGACCAATCCGCTATCGTTCCCGACAACGCCGTAGAATCCTCTAAAACGCCATTCACGTAGTACGAGAGCGTTGTTCCGTCAAAAGTCGTGGCTATGTGGGACCATGCGGAAGTAGACAATGAAGTTGTAGATGATACAGACTCTGTGCCTGACGAGGTGATAACTTTAAACCCATTAGATGCAGCATTAGAATAGAATTCAAAACCAGCAGTAGGAGAAGCGTTAGCCCAAGTGCTTAAGTATTCACCATCACCAGAAAATGCAGCAGTAGGCTTTATGTACATTTCAAATGACCATTCACCAGTATAGTTATTGCTTGAAGAATTCATTACATTCCAAGAAGAATCATAAGGAAGTCTTATGTACTTATTAGATCCTAATAAACAAGAGTAGTTCTGCTCAGAGGAAACCAGTCCGCCTTCTAAACCAATTTCTCCGCCACCAAGATACAAAGCATAATTTGATTGCTTATTTCTATCTGGAGTGGGACTTCCACTAGTAAGAGCCTGGTATGAGGCATCTCTTGAACCGATTTTGTCTAAAACAGAAATTGTTCTACAGTCTGATGCAAGAACTGGTGAAACCGAACCACCGTCTAGTTGATAGTTGAGAGCCATCGAAAAGTTCTCACCAGAAACAAAAGCTTTAGTATGGAAAAATTCAATCCTTATCTTATAAGCACGACCGGCAGTCAAATTTACTAAATCAGATTGAACTGTTTCTGGAGTCGCGGGATTAGTGACATGGTTTCTCCACTCATTTAAAATCAAAGTATCGTCTAAATAGATTCTAACTCCGCCATGAGAAATGTCTACAGAAAGAAGTTGATCACCAGTTTCTATTGGTATATAAAATCCATCAAAAACACCGTTGTAATAAGTTGAGACAGTTTCACCGCCATTGTCGGTATAAGTAAAGTTTTGTAAATCAACAGCAAGACTGGTGTTGCTAGATATGTTTGAAGAATTGCCCACAAAGTCTGGAGATATAGAAACGGTCACCCCTAAAGCTTTTTCAAGTTCTGTCAACTTCCTGTCTAGTGCATCAGCCTTAATATCTTTAACTTGATTCAGAGCATCCGATGGCATTGAAAAGAATCTTCCTCGAAGCCCGTCAGAAACAGTGATGGTGTTGTTTGATCTATCTCTAGTCTCTTCGTTAAAATCAAAGTGAAGAATTGACTCACCTTTTGCAGCAGAAATGTCAAATCTATTTATACTATCAATATCTGCTTTTGGAAAGTTGGTCATCATGAGCAAACTTTCGCAAGCATCAGATACAGTTGTCTTATCTAAAAAGAACCCCCTAGAGACTACCTTTTCAGACATAAACTTTGTCCAATCAATAGCGTTTGCAGCAACAGTCATATTCTGACTAGATGAACTCCATTCATCAATATAAGATTCCATAAAAGCAGGATACTCAAAAGTCTCAAATCTAATCAAACTGTCTACTGCATGAGTGCGAGCAACTGAGTTGTTGTAGCCTCTTTCAACCACATTTATTGTGTATGTACCAGTTGTTCCTGAACATAGAACATATTCTTGGTTGGAGCTGTCTGGCTCAATAATCATTACAAAATAATTACCAGCCCCGCCATCTGGTAGATCATCAACATTGTCAACTGATATAGATGTGTCCGAAGCATTGAGTGCAGAACGCAAGGTCTTATCAATGTAATCGTATGGCGACTTTACAATTTGCCACCCAGTTGTAGCATAAATTTTTAAGTCTTTTTTCATTAAAGGGCCGTAGGTGCTGGAAGACCCGTAGATATTAAAATCTTTACCCGCATTGTCAAAAGTAAAGTTTAATCCGCCAGAGCTAGATCCACCAATAGGCAAACTTGTTTGATGCAAATCCCTAATTTTAGAAGAGGAATAATCAATTACAAAATCAGAAATATCCTCTTTAAGTAAAATATTTACTTCCTGAATTCTTGCAAAATCTTCTGGATTCTTAGTTGTAATAACTTCAATCTCGACTCTGTATATAGTTTGAGTTGAAGCCTCAGGTGCAATAACATGATCCCTATAATACGAACCATCAGCAATTGTGCCAACGGCTGTGTAAACCGGGTCTGCCGCCCCAGAGTCATTGCTTCTTACAGTAACTCTATATGTGTCAATCTGACCATAGTATTCAGATGTTACAACCCTAACAATATTACATCTGCGAGAATCAAATTCAAAAGATACAGTGGGATTTGAAGCAAACTCATATCCAGAATAAGTAGAATGAGTGTTGGCAGTAGACGCAGTGCCCGACCACCAACCAAATTCATAGTTGTCAGAGTTGTCTGATGGCATAGCAAACCAGTTGCCATCTGCTCTAATCACCTTCCCATTAGCATCTTTGGCACCAGCAACCCCCCAAGTGTAAGACTGCCTTTCAATACCATTCACTGCCTGCTTTGGGGCAAAAAAATAGCCAGAATCACCCTGAGAGTTGCTTGAATGAGCGTCAGTAGTTGAAGCCGTCAAGTTTGTAAGATGTCTGCTATCCATCCAATCAATCACAACTTTAGGCTTTAATCTTTGAGAAGCAGCAGAAGTCTTCGATGTAAAAGTTGAAGTTAAAGTGTTGTTATAAATATCTTTAGTAAGCATTTACACTTCCTCCAACTCAAGACTACAATCCCACAAGTAAAGATCAGTATCAACATCTCGCCTGATAAGACTTTCATTGTAAGACCTCACTACAACATTATATACTGTTTCAGTGTAAGGAGTAGTTCCGTCAGAGTCCATGTTTAAAAACTTTAGAACATGGATGTCTGGGTCGCTCGCTAGTTCCCTAATCTTATCCCTGCCAAACTTAAGATCTACAGTTTGAGTTCTATCACTTGGTAGATTTGACCAACTTATAGAGAAAGTCTTTCTGGGAGATTCAGTTTTGTAGTATCTAGATCTTGAAGCCTTCCAGTTCCTATTTTCAGCATAACTATGAACTACAGAAATACTAGACTGCCTATTATGTTCAGTCAAAGGTTTACCATCAAGTATAAGTAGCGGACGAATCTGCTCGGTATCTTCAACAATATTGTCGCTGAAACGAACTGCGCTGACAGACAGAACGGTCGCTGCGCCTGTGGGCTGTGGATTAATATAAAGAATTTCCTTACCGACAGTTACAGTGATTGCTAAACCACTAGTTTGTACGGAGGCATAAAGTATTTCTAGAGCAGTCGTAGTTGCAGAAGATTCAGCAGCGATTTCGCTCTCAGAGTAAGCAAACTTGTAGGCTGTTGGAGTTGTAATAAGTTCAGCAGAAGGTGTTGCGTTTGAATAGGCAAACTTATATGAAGTTCCAGAAGTTGTACCTTCTCCACTTACTTGAGAATTAGCATAACCAAACTTGTACGCTGTTGTTGATACAGATACATCGCCAGAAGCAGAAATCACAGCCTCTGCAATTTCAAGACCAACAGTTACTACAATAGTACCGGCATCAATGCTAGAAGTTGCATAAAGAATCTCGGTACCAGAAACGGTTACGTTGGAATTAGCAGAAATGTCAATCCGACCAAGCAGTCTTTCGTCTGCACTGACAGAAACATTACATTCAGCAGAAAGCGATGCTTCTGCGGTAACAACGTTTACGTCGCCACCATAAAACTTTACACCAGTAACATCAAGTGTTAAAGAATATGTAGGATTAGTCCACCTGCTCATTATTCTTCCTCTATAACCAACTGTACATCATAATAAGTACATTGTGTAAGTAAATCTCTTCTTACAATAGTTTCTGAGTACGAAGATATAAAACCATAAAATTGCTTATTTGCTCTAGTTGGTTCATCTTTATAACTAACAAGAACTCTGGGGGACGAAACGGCAAGATTCTCTAAAAAGTTCCTACCAACACGACCATCAACAGTTTTTTCTGATGTATTTGGTAAATATGTAAAATCTAAAGATAAACTTTTTTTATTCGGTTGATAAAATCTCCTAAGACGACCAGAGGAAGTTTCAACATCAGAAGCGTTTAGCTCTTCTGTAATTGATGCAGACCTGCCATGATTAGTGATTTCAGTTCCATTGATAGACACAAAGACTGCTAAAGATGTTTGCTGATTTTGAATTGCTACCATTGTAAAACCTCAACATCAGACATAGGCCGTTACTGTCCTGCCTTGACGACCCCTTCTCTTATCAATATTAGGCTGAACCTTCATGTTGTAATCAGACATCATGCTTTCAAACCACTTCTCTTCACCAATAAATGTATCAACATAAATATTGATGTTTTCCGTATTATTTACAGTTGTCATCCCACCAGATCCGCCGCTGTAACCCTTAGGAGCAGAGAACCTTAAGTTATTCATTACCTGAAGAGCAGCCATACCAATATTTTGAACAGCCTTAGAGTTTAACACATACTCTCCACCATGAAGCATTGCAGGAACACCACGATTGCCAAAACCAGGAACCATTCCACCACGACCCGACACAAAACCACCATAAGCCCTCATCAACATACGACCACCAGCAGCTGCTGGCGCTGGGGTGGGCTTTTTGACAACAGTAGCCTGCTGCCTTGCTCTTCTTTCGGCATCAGCAAGAGCAGCCTTTCTCGCTGCTGCTTCTGCCGCAGCGGCGGCAGCTGCGGCAGCTGCGGCTCGCTCAGCAGCCTCAACTTTAGGCTTAGTGATGTATCCAGCGATTGTAGGATTGACAGCAGATTCAATAGGATAAATTCTGTCAGCAACTGCTTGACCAGCAGCCGAAGGTGAAGGTTTAGGAGCAGGCGCTGGAGCAGGCGCTGGTGCTTTTGCAGGTGCTGGTGCAGGTTGTCTAGCAGAAGTGCCACCAGCATTAGCAGCAGCGGCAGCTGCATCTTTAGCGGCCTGCTCCAAAGCCTCAAATGCCAACTGAGCCTTAAGAATATCTGCAATCACAGGGTCCATAAACCCAGCAAGATAATCTACTTCTGAAATAATATGGTCAAGAGTTCCCCTCCAAGCATGGAGAATTGTCTCTTCAGCAAACTCAATCGCTTGACGTAGAATTTCCTGTGGACCCCTATCTCTGATAGCATCAAAAATAGTTGTAGTTCCAACGATTGCGACTTCTCTTGCTAAACCAACAAGTAGACCGGTCCAGTTAGTAGAAACACCAATATCAGAACCAATAGTGTCACCAACAGCAGAAAGCATTGATGCGGTAGCACCAATAATGCTATCGCTCTCATCATTCAAACCATACTTTCTTCTAGCCTCATCAATAAGAACATCAAGATTTTCACTAAATACGCCACCAACATCATTAGGCATACCAGTAATAATCTTGTTCCTCATTTTCTGGAACGTAGTGGCAAACTCCTCAGCATTAGACCCAGCGAAACGAGTTGCTAGAGATCTAAGTTCATTAAGTTGTCTTTCGTAGTCCTCGACAGTCTGAGGAGCAAATCTAGTTATTTCCTTTGCTGACTCTTTAAAAGCCTTTGCTTGCTCTTTAAAGAAATCATCTGCTTCTTTGCGAGTCTCTTTAATTTGCTCTTTTAAGAACTCAAGATTTTCTTTACGAAGTTCATCGTTTTTCTTAGCTTCAAGATCAGTAAGACTTTGAGCCGAATCCATTCGATTCTTCTGCTCTTCAAGATCAAGCATTCTGGCATCGTCAATACGACCTTCATAAATTGCTAGCGCACGATTTCTAACATAGTTTTGCCTATTGAGTTCTCTTTCATCAAGCATCTTCTTTCTGTTAGCAATATGCTCTCTCTCACGCATAAGAGATTCCTCAGCCTGACCCAATTTATCAATAGTCTCAAGTTGATCATCAAAGACCTTAAGAGCCGCATCTCTTTGCTTTTCAAG